GTCGTGTGCTGTGATCTCTTTGTCTAAATATGCTGTCCATAGTTTTGCTATGTTTGCATGATTTACTATTTTATCACCATAAGTTTTTGCTCTAGGTCCTATGATAAGTTCTTTCGCTAATTGTAAAGCGTCTTCTGTTTTCATATTTTATATCCTTTATATATGTCTTTTGGTCTGATGATGTGTAAATGATTTTTAGTTCTAGTTGCACCAACATAGAACAATCTGTTTTCATCGTCAGGATTTTGTTCGTAGTTTCTTTGTGTGTTTCGAGATAGATCTGTCAGGAGAACTACGTTATCCTGCTC